TTTCGGCAAGCATCCTTAACTTGTCTGCTTTGTCTTGCCCATACACTTCTTCTATCTCATCTAAACTCATCCACTTGGTTTCAAATATTTCGTTCCAAGTCCTTGGGTCGTAGTGTTTAGCATCTGGGTCGATAAGAATATCTAACGGGTCTTTTGATTCTATCCTGACTTCACCTTGTACGTGGTCAGTAAAATCTATACGTACATCAAACCACCCTCTATCTTGTATTAAACCATCTTGGAAAACTTGCGCTTCCATCCAGTCTAGTTTGTTGTTATCAGATATTTGTGCGTAGACTTTTGTTAATACGTCTGCTACTTCTTGATTACCGCCGCCTCTAGGTTTAAATTGAATGTCAGCTCGTTTAGAACTTTGCTCTCCAATGACTGCATTAATAGTAGGTAAAATAGTATTGATGGTTAGAGCTGGTCGGCCTTGGTCATCGAGTTGCTGCATGTCGAACGCATCCCATTGATCGCCTCTATAATAGTTGTCGCATTTTTTTGCCATGTCAATGTAGTCATCATGTCCACTATCTCGTGCTCTTGTGTATGCGTTCCATTGGTTTTTTGCAAGCGTTAGCTCTTCTGCTTTTGATAACTTTTTCTTTGGTTTTTTACTGTATGCCATATTATGCGCTCATTGCCGATTTCTTTTTCGGTCCCTTTGCTATCAAGTCTAACCTATCTCGCCAAGAAGGTATATGTTCTGGTGCTTCATAAAAAGAAGCGTACTCCATAATCATTAACCCAACCCATGCCAGCGCATCAACTTGGTCATCGTGAACCCCATTTGGAAAACGTAAAAGTTCTGCGACCAAGGGCCCCGTCCAAACTGCATCTTCAGGTAAGAATACTCTTCCCTGCTGCATCCTACCCTGGATAGCTCTAGCTCTTAATTCCTTATCTCGTCTTCCTACTTTTAAATCTTTAAAGTATGCAGAATGTAATCCCCGTTCTGCTACACGTTTTTCTAGGAAAGGACCAATAGCCATTTCTATATGGCCACGTTCAATTCCTACAATACCAGGTCTCCACTGTTCGTAAAAATCCAGTATCTTTTCTACTAGCTCAAACCCGTCGTATTTACCGCGGATAAGATCTACCACATACATGTTATCATACTCATCTATACCTACGGTAATTCCTACGGAATAATCGTTTCGGTCTTTTTGCCCTATGGCTAAATCCCACGCTGTATAGTAACGCAGTCTATCATAGTCTATTTCTTCTGGCCCATAATATTGAATCATGTCACGGGTAAAATAGTCACCTTCATCTGATACTGGGTTTTGTTGGTACAGAGCTGTCCAGTCTCTGGGCCCGATAGCTTTTTGTATCATTTCTAAAGAATTTACGTCATACCTTTCTGGGTGTAACGGTTCTCCTACATTTCTAAACTCCTCATCTTCTTCTGCAATAGCTGGGTATTTAACTACTTCCCACTCGTCAGCTCCGTTTTCGCTTGCAGTAAGAAGTTTACCAGCCAGGTCGTCATCGTGCCAACGCGTAAGAATAATTAATATTCCGCCGCCGGGCGCTAAACGTGTGTAGGCGGTTGACGTATACCAGTCCCAGGTCCCCTCTCGATTATTTTCAGATTCTGCGTCTTCTCTGTTTTTTACGGGGTCATCGATTAAAAGTACGTGCGCACCTTTACCTGTGATACCACCGCCAACACCCGCGGCCACATAACCGCCGCCTTTTGTTGTTTGCCAAGACTCCACGGACTGCGAATCTTTGTCCAAGTTCGTTTTCTCAAAAACGTTCTTATAATTAGGTTCTCTTAGCATTTGACGTACTTTTCTAGAGAAATTCATGGCTAAAGAGCCTGAATACGAACAACTGATGAATTCGTGCTGCGGATTCCTGCCCAGGTGCCATGCGGGGAAGGCAATACTGGCTAAAGTCGATTTTCCGTGTCGAGGGGGCATAAATAGCATCAAACGGGGTGATTTTTTCTCAGAAACGTCTTGACTGAACTTTTCTAGCCTATTACAGATGTCTTTATGTACCCAACCGGCTTGATAATCAGGATTAAACTTCTCTACGAAGGGTAACATGCGTTTTCTGGACAAAATACGCCAAGCAAGCTCCTGTTCTGCACGTATTTGCGCAGATTTCTCTTTTTTTGCAGCAGTTGTCTCTTTTTGGGTCTCAGGTTGCGGTAATTCGTCTGCTTCGTCAGCTGCACAGTAAACACAGAGCCCTTTTGGGAGCACAAGGTTGTCTGCTAACAGTTTTTTACACTTATAGCACTCAATTTTTGGTAAATCAGTCAATTTTTAGCATTTCCAGCGTCTGCGAGCTTGCCTAATCCTTGAATTAGGGTCATTTCTTGTTTTTGCTGAACTTCTTTTTAGCTGCCCTGCTGACCTAGCGCAATACGACTTACGTCTTTTTGCTGCTTTACTACCTTTTTTAACTTTACCCGTTACCGCAGTCTTTAACTTAGAACCAGGGTTCGCTTTTCTATAGGCAGCAACACCTTTTTTAGTCATACCAGCGCCTGATTTTGTTTTACGGTAGTTACCACCTTTACCGGTAGTCTTTCTTATAGGTTTTTCTTTTTTTCTTGGCATTACTTTTTCTTTTTCTTCGCAGTCTTCGCGGATTTTTTGAAAGCTTTAGCTGTAGGTGCACCTGGACTTCCAGGTTTTCTCATTTTTTCACCCGAGCCGGCTTTTATTCTTTTCTTTTTAGCATGTATGTTTGCGTATAGTCCTCTTTTAGCCATTATTTTCTCCTTTAGGTTCTAAATATTTCTGGTCTACTCCGGCTAGTTTTAATAACTCAGAGTCAGGTAGTCGTTCTAAACTTTCTAGTTTTTCTACATTTAAATTTACTTGTGTAACATTTTCAGGGGCAAATAGACCGTGGAGCTTGCATAGAGAATCTACTACGTTTTTTTCTTCAGTCGCGTTTGCTGATTTACGGTGCGCTTCTAAATACATAGAGGTCGCCGTGCCACGGTCGAACTTTACTTCTTCGCGCATCTCTTGTCTAAGGTACTCTACTGCTTGGACAATTTTTGGTCGTTTAAAAACTGCGTACACTGTATCCATGTCCCGGTACCCCGCTGCACGTCCGGCGGCTGATTTGTTCATGCCTCTAAGGTGAAACAATACTAGTCTTTCTTCTTGTACCGAAAGCTCGGATAAGTTAACTCCCGCGTAGGGAAAATGCGATTGAAGTTCCGCTCTGTCTTCGTCGGTTACATCAACAGCTTCAGAGTTTAATAAGTTCATGTGTTCAATATAACTTATAACGTTATATATTGTAAATTTATAATGAAAAATTTTTTTATAAAAATATTGTCATATACCGCTCATTCATCCCCTCCCCTTCCTGCCCGACGACCTACCCTCCCCCTTTTTCCATTCCTAACAGCGTAATCCTAATTTCGACCTTTGGAACCTTGTTTCAGATTTTATCGCTACGACTAACAGCTAAGCGAATATAGCCTCGAAGCCATCGGCAATTCGCTTCCATATAGGTTGGTAGATAGGGTAACAATGTCGTTGCTCTACTTAATTACTTTACAGGAGTACATTATGACTAAGAAGAAAACTAATAGACCTTTAGATGTCTGTGTGGCAACAGAGGGTTTCGAGGGTAACGAGGGATTCGTTCCACAATCAACACGCGTTGGTAAACTGTGGCTCAAGGATTCTGGTGCGTTGCATTCAACTATTGATTTTGATATTGCTATCCCAACTGAAATGGTTCAACAGATTATCGCTGAATCTAAGAAAGGCGATATTACTGTCAGTAGATTTGTATCAGCATCGCTTGCAGTATTTCATCCGAAATCAGCTAGCAAGTAGCACCCAAGGCATCAGCTTCGGCTGGTGTCTTTTTTTTATTTCACCGGTAGTCGGGCACATGCCTGCCTACTATCATTAATGCATTATATAAAGGAGAATCTTATGAGTATTGCATACAAAACTGGTCTAGCCGCTTCAGCCTGCGTTAGACTTTTTACTAAAGCTACAACTAAAGTCGTTACTGACTTCGGTCGTGGTATGGCCCAAGGGACTATGAAGTCTCAACCTTTGCCTGTCGATATTGACGAGCAAATTATGCAGGAACTATCACCAGAACCTGTACAACAAGAACTGCCCGGCATGAATGTCGAGCAACCTAAAGGAGCATTATAATGGACTTATTATCTATCGCTTCTATTATGGTAATTGTTTACATATCACTAGCGTTGTTGTTAAAAACAACGTTGGTGGTTGCTTACATTTACTTTATGTACAGAATGTTTGCTGGGGACAGTGCGGTTAGTTCCTCAAAAGACTGGATGTCAGATGAAGACTCAGCGTTTCCATTTGGTAATGAATAATGGATACCTCACTGCTTACATCTGCTAACCAAGCTTGTGAACTGTCCCAAAAGTATTTGGCGTTAGCCCTTAGACAAGACTCTAAGGCTAGCGTCGAACGCT